GCTATCATATTGAAAGCCTCATTTAACTGGGGCGCTACATCCCCGATCATGCTCTGGAAGCTGGTTTCAACAGCTTCCATTTGTGCCGGAATCTCAGAAAGAGCACTTCCTAGATGCGCAAGGTGACCCACATCCGCCAGCGGCTCCGGCGTTTGAAGTGATTCCGGGGTCAAAAAGAAAGGCTTCTCGTTATATTCATGTCCCGGCATAAGCCCGGCCTTCTGTTGATTCATTTCTTTTTCTGTTAGCCCCGTAAAGCGACCCAAACCCGTCACCTTCGGCAAGGCCATTGAAGTAGCCGCTGCAACCGCAATCCATTTCGCTGCCATAGCTTCGAGCTCAGAATTAACCCGCTGCAGTTCTGTTTGTGTTTCCTGTAGCGCCCGATTAGTCGCCTTCAGCTCATGCTCCGACGATAGCCCTTTCGTTCTACTACTTCGATATTGAGCTTCTCCCAAATCTGCAAGCTTCTCTGATAGGCTAAGCTGCTCCTGAAGAAGCCTATTTTTTTCCGCGCTTAGCGCTGCGTGCTTTTCGTCCTGTTCCTGTAAAAGCAGCTTTTCTTTGTACTGCTTATTTTGTTCCTCGAGCCCTGTTGATATTTCCTCATTCGTTGCAGCTTCAAGCGAAAGCCCGCGTAAAAAATCTGGATATTTAGCTTTTATTTTCTCAATCGCAGAAGCGCGGAGATCGGTCCCATTCGCGGCGTTTAGCAGTACTGTAACAAGGCTATTTAGCGCCTGCTGTTCTTTTTTGATTCCTTCGGAGATGTCATTTGTTCCCCCCAAAAACGATGTCATCGATTGAATTAATCCACGAAAAACGCCAGTTAGTCCCTTTTCCCCCGCCGATTGAATCAATCCATCAAAGGCACTCCCAAGAAGCTTAAGGTCTGTGTGTAGATTATCCTGCATAATCCCGACCATTACATTCAATTCCTTGTTATTGTCCTTATATTTTTCGGTTAATTTATCAACGCCGCCCTCGTTCTGTGCGATTATCACCGCGGCAGCGGCTGCCCTTACGCCGAAGAGTTCAACCGCTCGTTTTGCCGGGTCGATGGCGCTCCTTACCTCAAACATAGCCTCTGCCCAGCTCATCCCTGAGCGTTTCAGCTCGATGAAAATTTTCCTTAAATCCGTCCCCGCCTTTGAGGCATCTATATTGCGATCAATTAGAGTTCCTATTATCGCCGTTGTCCTTTCTAATGTTACGTTTGAGATGTCCGCAATAACGCCCACATTTGCCATCGCTGACTGGAACTTTTCCATCGTCAAACCTGATGAGGCAAAAGACTCGGCCATCGTATTTGAAACCCTCCCCGACTCCCCAGCCGCGAGATTAAAAGATTTTAGGGTTCCTGCTACCGTTTCCGCTGCTAGATCTAGCTCTGAACCCGCCGCGGTGGCCAGCTTGCGGATAGCGTCAGTAGATTTAAGAATTTGAGGAGTTGTAAAGCCTAGCCTAGCTAAGGCCACTTGCATGCCTCCAATTTGAGTCGCTGTGAATTCGCTTACTCTCCCCAACTCCAGCGCATTTGACTTGAGAGCTGAAAACTGGGATGCAGTAGCCCCGCTAATTGCGGTGACTTTCGACATTGCTAATTCAAACCCCGATATGCTAGCAACAAGCCCTTTAATGCCGCTAATTAGCGCCTGAGCTGAAAACATTGCGAGCATTGTTCCACCGAACGATTTTAATAATCTCGATGTTCCCGTCAGTCTCTTATTAATACGCCCGAAACCCCTTTCAAATTGTTTCGTTTGCGTGCCGATAATTACATCAAGCCTCCTCGTTATTTTAGCCAAAACCCCAAGCGTTTTTAATGTGATTTATTTGTTTCTGCGTCATCGGTTTATGAATTTTTTCCTCATCGTCGCCCCCTAGAGGAAGATAACTCTCCGGGCTAATCCTGTCTTTTTTTGACAATTGAATATTAATCAAATCTACGACAAAACGCCTGTGAAATTTCAGATCTAGCACCCGCTCGTCGTGACGGGATTTCATCGCAAGAGAAAACGCATCAGGCGTTAGATCATATAGTTCCTCCATGCTTAGCCCCAAAAGCCCTATCCCGAGCGCCTCAATTTCACTCCATGCCAACTCGCCCCCCTCAGAGGCTATGGCTTTTTTGCAGCGGCTGCAGTTGTATCATTGACGAGCCCCAAAAAGCTGACTGTCTCGTATACGATCGTTTCTTCACTGTAGCCCTCATCTTCTAGCCACGCAATAAATTGCGGGTAAGTCATATTAAAATGACTCCCGTTCTTCCGGCTCCCTGCCCTGAGGCCAACCCAGAGCAGGCACATCCAATGATCGACGTGTAACTCGTTATTTTCGCACGCCTCAGAGAATTTATTTAATGTCGTTCCCGTCTCAATCTCAAAATTTCTACGTGCGCCTAGAGTCAGCTCAAATGGAATCTTATTATTCCCGATTTGGAATGTTTTGATCATGAAACAACGCCCGCGGTTATTGCTCCAGTCATCTGTAAATCAGCGGTAAAAGTTGCTTTTTCATTATTCGGAGCGCTCTTCGATAGACTCGTAACGAAACAATTTCCGGAGACAATTTCGTCTCCTGAATCCGTCCCCCCATGAATAAACGCCCTGCTTGCGGGGGTCAGCTGATCGGCTATCAATTCAGCGCATCCCTGTGCACCCGCTTGGTCGAAATTTCCCTCGAAGCTAATCGTACCCCCATAGTCGCCGGACAGATACGTTTTCGCTCCGCTATCGCCTTTATCCGTGACTTCTATCACGTCTAGACTTGTTGCGATTGAGCTTGATGTCTCTCCTACAATTACTGCCGTATTATATTTTAAGACGATATTATTCCCTAGTTCATGTGCCATTTTATTCCTCTTTTATTTTAGTATATAATTTTTTATTTCTTTCTTTTTCGATTCTATTCCAAATTTTAATTTCTTCAGCAGAAACCTCAACGATTTCGCCTTTCAAATACCAGCAACTCAAATCAGAAAAATCCACTTTTAATTTTTTTGCTTTGGTACTACTCGCAATATTTCTTTCTATTTTTACTTTCATGTTCGTGTAAATCCGTAAAAAAAATCCTGTGTCTTTTCAAAAATTCCATCACTCCTACCGTCCTCATTAAACCCGTCTGACGGAGTCCCATCAGCCTCAATGTGCTGAATAACCACGTCACCAAAGGTCCCGCTTTTCCCGTCTAGTGCATCTCGGATGGCTTCTATCAAGTCTCCCGCCTCGTCATATCCTTTTATTGAACTCCTATCAGAGGACAAAGCCTTCATCTGCACGATGCCCGTTTCGAGGCCAGACACCGCCCCTTTATTCGAATTTGTAGACCCCGGCCCCAGTTGGTACACAATCGCCGGAAACGTCCCATCCTCAGGAAAAACAACCGGCCAAATTTGATCGTTTGGAGTCACCCCTACAATTCCCTGAATTGTCGCATCAGCTGAAATAATTGAATAAAAAGCGTGCTCTACCTTATTCATTTTCTCAAATATAAATCAATCTTTCTCCTTAGAGCCGAATTAAAATTATTGATTGCCTCATCTTTTTTAGAGTCAAAGGCGCCCCTTTGTATGAAATACGCAGGCCCTGAGCCAGTCGATCCCCCGCTCTTTCGTGATCGTGGTTTTGTTCCCTTTTCTAAAAATTGAAATTTATAATCTCCCATTAGTCGAATTCCAAAAAATCCGCTGATGCTTTCCTTTTTCCATGTCAAACTCCGGCGACTTGCCCCAGTATTCACGGGGGTCCTGCGTTTTGCCTCGAGTAGAATCGGCTTGCTAGCAAATTTTAAACTTGATAGCAGCTTTGAACTCCTGACATTTACAGCGACAGCCTGAAAATCAGCCTGAAGCGCCGCTAATTGAATTGAATTAAAGGACATTGATTGTAATTTACACCTATCATATTAATTTTTCAAGCAACGCAATGCGGTAAATTTTTCCCTTGTTTCGTGTGTTATCGAAACTACATCATAATCACTTCCCCGATATTCGACAACGTGAGCTTCTGTGATGTCTTCTCTATAGTGAATCGTAAATGACACCTCTGAGAAAACAGCCGAAACATCACCCTCAAACCCCTCCTTTTTTCCCCTACCAGCTGACTTAAATTCAACCTTGCAGGAAAGAGTAACGAAGGGCGATAGCGTATAACTTCGTGCGCCTGTGTTTGTGCTCCTTGTTGCCGTCTTCGCCTTGATGATAATTTTATCATTGAAGTCCCTGATCCTCATAAAAAAACACGGTATGGAGCTAGTAAAAATCTTACCGACTCCGTCATAACCTCCTCCCCCTCCCACAGGTTCGTCAACATTATCCGGACTGATGTATTAAGCGCCTCCGGGCAATCCGTTCCCGCAGTTCCGTAGCCTGCGACGTATGTGACAACTACGGGAAACTCCCTTTTTGTCGTAACGTCTGGAAAATTATCAAAAACCCGAATTTGTGAACCATATTGTCCCAGCGTTTCGAGCTGATAATTCCCCGCCGAAAAAATCGAACTTGAATTATCGGCGTCGTAATAGGAAATATTTGAAACGGAATTTATTGGCGCTTTTCCTAGCTTAATAATTTCCGGCATTCTGTTCAGCCACAGCTCCCACGTTTGATTTATCAAAACGGAATCGGTATAGTTCTCAGCCGCTTCGCGGGAAGCTTGAATATATGCATCTAAAAGAGTGTCTTCCGTTGACGAAAGAGTGACACCCTCTAATCGTAAATGAGCGTGCGCCGAAGAAGCTACAATAGGCTCCGAGGCCGGTGCTACCGTCAGAACCTCACGCGATCTCACCTCGTTGCTCGATACGTCCATTATTAATTTGATTTTTTCCTTCTCTTAACTTTTTTTGGGGACGACCCGACCGAATCTTTAGACTCCCCCAAAACAGGAGCAGACTCATAAAAATCTGCCCCTATTTCCTTTTTAAGTTGAGAATCGAGAGAATAAGACTCGCCTTTACGGTAAATCTTACCCCTCCATTTGATTTGCCTTTTGCAGATCATTACGCTATTGATATATCCTCGATTGCGGAGAAGCTTCCTAAATGCTTGATTCCTACGTCGAGATAAGAATTAATAAGAATTCGGATCAGCCCCGAAGCCGCCTGCGTGTATGGATCGACTAATAGAGAAGCGCCGCCCCAACTCCCGATCAATAGCTCTTCCCAGTTGCCAAAAATTAGCGCATTAAGGTTGCTCCCTGACCCCTTCGCAATATCCGAAGGAACTTGAGTTGAAATTTCGATGGGAAAGCCTAAAAATGGAGCTCCAGCGCCGGGCGTATAAATAAAATTGCTAGCCGTATCGGCTGAGCTTTTCAGCACTCTGGCAAGCTCTTGATACAGAACTCCGGGGGTGGTTATCCATCCGAGTTTCCCCTTCATTGCGTCAGCAGATGCAACATCCTGTAAAACGTTTAAGCAAGCGCTATACGTCAACGCTCCTCCGTTTGTTCCTATGTCAGCATTCCCAATTGCCGCGGTAATTAATCCCGTGGGTTGATCATTTGCGCCAGTTCCGTCAATCGCTTTTGAATCGATTTCGACAGCTAATCCAGCTTCAAGCTCTCTTTTGAGCCAGCTTTCAGCTGCGAAGGATGCTTGGAACATGAATTGTTGTGACATGTCCGTATAGCCGCCTACCCGTTTTGGGGAAAGCGTAATATTATCAAATGTCTGCGTGGTCTCAGCGCCGGCATCTCCCTCCCCTTCCCATGCAAACGACGAGCCACCAGAGACCCTAGGAAATAATAGATTTCCGCTTAATCCAGACAAAACGCTAGCTCCAAGCCTCACAACAACAGGATCAGCGCGGAGGATAGGAATCAATGCGCCATGTTCGACCGGGCGCACATCGCCGCCCTCTGTTGCTATTGTTAAATCACGCTGCTTTTGACCGAAGTCCCTTTCACCAATCGCAAACAATTGCTCTGGAATGTGAAAATTACCCTCTAGGGTTATTCCCGCAGCTGCCGCCTCCTTTGTTGCCTCTTGATTCATCTCCGCTTCAATTCCTTGGAGATTGCCCGAATTTTGCTTAATGTCCTTAATCCCCTGAGTTAATTTGAAACGACTAATATCCCGGACATCACCCTTCGAGAATTTTGGGACGCCGTTGCCGTCGAGGACTTCACCCGCCCTTTTTGCCATCTCTTGATCCCTTTTTTCTTGAGCTTCAGCGATAACAATATCTTGAAGAATTCTCACCTCTTCTTTAATCAGGTTATCCCATTCTTGTTTTTGCTCGTCGCTTAATTCTGACGAGCTGTCTTGATGCTTCACTGAAAAAGCTTTAATACTGTTCTTCAGATCGATTAAATTCTCCTGTAGTTTTTTTACTTTATTCATCTTGAAAGAAATTTTGTTTTGTGTTTAAGAAAATAATTTTGAAAAAGAAGCCTATTGGGCTTCTCTATGTTACGATCAAAAGCCTCTATCTTATCATTAGCGCTCTCTTGACCCCTTAAATGCTCGATTACTTCGAGATTATCATTATCGGTTGGAAGGTCTGCATCCCCTCCGATTAGTAATGTTTTTTCGTGTGGTTTTCGCTCCAGCATTGATAGAACGTCTCCAATGCACATCCCCTCGATGTCGCTGAAACTGTATCGACCTCCCAGTGCCTTTTTGATGTAGAGTAGGGCGGAGGTGGTTTGATTTCGGATAGATTTCCTCAGGGCGTTAGCGTTAGATGGAATATTTACGACAGAATACTCTAAAAGCTCCGTCTCTCCAAAATAATAGGTGGCTCGTGATTTGCCCTCTGCCTCTTCTTTTTCTCCAAAGCTTCCCGAAGTGCTTTCAACAAATCCAACGCTAGTGGCTTTAAGAGAGCCGAAGAGTATTTTTCTGAATATTTTTTCTGCTTTTTCATTTATGTTTTCTGGCTCAAAGGTTGTTCTCCCAATAAGTGCGCCCTTATGCTGGCCCCTTGTTTCGTCTATGAACGCATATCCGGAGGCTATGACATCGTCAGGGTCTGGCCCTGTGCACATTCCTGCCCCGTATACGTTATGTTGATATCCTACGATTCCATTCCTGTTGAAATTTGTTAAATCCCAACTTCGTAAAGGAATGACCGTTTTATGTCTGTCCCTGCTTTCGTCTGAGATTTTAAAGTCAATTGTTCGACTTTCTTCGACGTTTGTATCGATTACCTTTTCAAAGGCAAGCCTATATAAATTGTCCATTTGTTTTCATTTTCGCATTAACAACCCCGGGAACATTTGCCCCGCCTTGCTGGTTTTTTTTGATCAGGCTTTCATAATATTCTTTAACCAAATCGATGGGGATCATATTACTTTGCACGAGCGCTAGATCTGAAGCCTCCCCCGAATCCTCATCCAACATATCTAGCCAGCTTTTTGGGGTATGCACCCCGTGGCTCAACGCTAACCTAGCCGCTTCGTTTTGTGATTTCATGTCAGCTTTTAGAAATCCCTTGAGGTCAAAATTAATATATAAGCCGTCTGCTTTTTCCTTCTCCGTAAACAGCTTATCGTTTAGCTCTTGCGCAAAATTCACGGAATACGGCAATAGGGTGTGTTTAACAAAATTTAAATCCTGCTGCACTGAAGTAGCAAAATTAACATCGGAATAATCTTGACCCAAAGATCGGGGCACTCTCCAAATTCCATATATCTTTTGCGTTAGATTCCGGCTATTCAAACCCAGCTCAGCTTCCGCGGGGGTGATTTGTGTCCTGTTTAATTTTAAGCCGTTGGGAACAATTGGAGTTTTCCCCGTTGTCCGCCTGTCCCATGAATCAGAAATCAAATCGGCTTGTTCCTTTTTTATCGGCAGGTCAGTCGAAAAAAAACTAGGCGGGATAGTTCCGATCGTTGCAGCCATGAACTTATGATGTTTGAGAGAGAGCCCAATTGTTTCTTTATTTTGAAGTATAGGGCTTTCACCAGTATAGCCATTTCTAGAATTTATTTTGAAATGAAGGATATCCCGGGGATTTTGATCCTCTCCATTATATTTATAACTCATCACACCTCGATTTATCGAGGTTTCCATGAGTGGGGTTTCTAGCGGGAAAAGCTCAACGGGGCGGAGTTGTTGATTCCTTTGAACGAATCCGTATCCGTTTCCGTGCGCTGATCCTTGATAAGTAATTGAGTGAAAAAAGTTATAAGAGGTCACAAATTGGCTCGCCTTGCCATTCATTAACCCCCATACGTGATGATTTTTTAATTTTGTTTTATCCTTGCCCCGGTCTTGTATGACCGTTTTTTGAATTTGTGAAACAGATTCCGAAATAACTCGGAGGCAAGTATTAACGTCGGTTAATTTCAAAGCACTCTCCACCGAAACAAATTCACCTGAATTAGTGTCCGATCCTAGAAGGATGTTTTGAAGCAAAACAGAGGTCTCAAAAAGACCGCTGCCGCGAGTTTCATTCTTAAGCTTCCTGAATGCCGTAAAATCGCTAAACCACCCCAATTAAATTGCGTTATTTGAACAAATATAAAGGGCGGTAATAATGAAAGATATAACATTGTTACATATTTTTTAAGTATTGCACCCCCATTTTGTGGGGCTACGTAGTGGGCTACGTAGTGGGCTACGTAGTGGGCTACATAGTGGGCTACAAAGTGGGGCTACAAAGTGGCTACATAGTGGGGCTACAAAGTGGCTACATAGTGGGCTACGTAGGTAGATATTATAAAACAATCTATGTAAGGAGCGTGTCGATATGCGACACGATTGGTTACACTATAACTAGAAGGTTAGCTTTTTCAATTACCAATGGAATAATTGGATAATCTAAGGTTAACGGGCGACAAAGGGCAGCACAATTAAATTTAAAAAGCTTTGCGTAAAGTAAACAGGTAGGCGGAATTATTTCCACCATTTTATGCAATAGATAACAAGGTAAACAGGCCAGAACCACGCCTTTAGGTGGATGTCTTCTTTATTCGTCTCAAAAAGCATTATGCCGTAAATTATTGAAACAGACAATATATAAGGAGTTAAAAATAAATATATCATTCAGCTAATATAATAACTATATTCGCAAGAATATGGATTAGTTATTTCATGGTGTTTGTAAAAAAGTAGGGCCCTATGCACTGCTTTTTTTTTTGTTTCAAAATTTAATTACAATTGCATTAAGTTTAGTTTTAATAAATAATCTTCTATGAAGATTTTAAGCCTGTGAGTTTTCGGATTCTCCACAGGCTTTTTTTATATAAAAAAAAATTGTACCCTTACAGGAAATGAATCCGAAAAGATTAATTTTCAGGAAAAACACCTTTTAAAGCATCCGCAAACCGAAGTTGTTAGTGGAGCAATAGAAAACCATACTTTGATTAAAACCCCTTTATTAGGAATAATTCGCTTATGGGGCGGGGCGTTAAGCCCCGCTTAAAAAAGCTATACAAGTATCCCACTACAAGAGTTTTTTTTTACTTCCTAATATTTTCTATCGCCTTAAGAAAGCTGGCCGAAACGCTGGAGTAAACTAGTACAGGGAAGTGAAAAAATCAGCCAAACAATTAAAATGCATCAAGATCGAACAGGCGATGATTGAAATTTTCAACACGTCGAGGATTAATAAATCTAACCGAACGCGGGGACATCGCCATGCCCCTCAGGGTGAAATAATAGCCGAAATCTGTGATAGATATGGCTTGAATATCGATTTTATAAAAAAATTGGGTGGATGGATAAAATAAATGATTGCAGGCACTTCACCGCAATAGTTCCTATCAAAAAGCACTCGGAAAGGCTCCCGGATAAAAACTTTCTCAAATTTAATGGGCGGCCATTATACGTCTATATAATCGAAACCCTACTAAAAACCGATCTTAATATCATTATTAATACCGACATCCCTGAAAAAAAAGGCGACAGGCTGCCGGGCGTTAGTCAAACGTCGAGGATAACTATTTTAGAAAGGCCCGCGGCTCTTTGTAAGGCGGACACGTCCATAAATGAAGTAATAAATCACACCCTGAACGCATTTCCATCTATAACGGGCGTTTTCCAAACCCATTGCACTAATCCTTTGCTTTTGCCGGAAACAATCACTAAGGCAGTTGGGGCATACTCAGAAGGATCATTAATTTCTGTAAATAGGATACAGGACAGGCTCTATAATGAAAGGGGTGATTTGCTTAACGACTCGAAAAAATTAAGCAATACGCAGGATCTAGATATTATTTTTAAAGAAACGTCTACATTTTTTATTTTTCAGAGAAGGGATTTTTTAAAATGTCAGAGCAGGCTAACAAGAAGCGTTTCTTTCTTTGAGCTTAATCAAATCGAATCAATGGATATCAACTATCTTAATGATTTTTTGACAGCGGAGCGCCTTTATAAATCATTTCGAGCCTGAAGCTATATTCTTCCGGTCTTAATTAATCGCCCCCGAATAACCCGATAAGACTGATAAGAGGAGTAGCGCAATTTTTTGTAAACTTGATGATATTCTTTATTTGCCTCATTAAATGCGTCTATATGCCGTTTATCATCATCCCGGAGAGCGTCCACTAATTTACAAAATCCCTCTGGATGCGTCCAGTGAAAACAATTCAAAATATTTGAGTTAATGGCCCGGAAACCGCCCGAATCCGTTCCGGCTTAAAACATTCATCCCAAGCCTTTGCATGGACATTAATTTTATGATCTAGATTCCCTTTGAGGTGTCCAACCCCCGCAGAATGTTTGTAAAAATGGGACGGATTTGACTCCCAAAGATCAAATCCACAAAGTAAAATTTCTTTTTTCGCTGCAAAGCAAGCGAACCAAATAGCTAGGGACGCAGTCATGCCCTCTTTCCAATATGGTACGTCTAGAAGATAATCGCTATCATTAGACATTGAAATTTTATTTTTATGGCTCTTTAATGATTCTTTCAATCCCGGGACGTCTTCAGCCCTATCGGTAAATACAATGAAGTCTAGATCTACCAGCCGCTCAGCGTGGTGATTAATCCCGATATAGACAGCCTTTTTTTGAAATATGGAAATAAGATCATCCGGCAACGAAGGGCCAGCCGCTAAGACGGCCACAGGTTTCGAAATCGTCTGATATAATTCCGATATTTTCTTTTGACAATTTTGACGGGGAAACTCCCTTTGTGAGAAAATATTAATCACTGCTCTTTTGAATTATTTCACACGAAGAAAATTTCTACATTAGCCTCCGCCTCTTTCTTCCAAGTCTGATACTGCTTCATTGCTAGCGTCAAGGCGACCATACAATCAATTTTTCTATGTGCTTCGGATTTGTCAAGGATCATTTCACCTCCGCGATTTCTTCGTAGTATGGTGTTGCGGCAATGCCAGCTAAGAACAGGGTGGCCTCCGTGGCGAAGCTTTCCGTCAATTGCCTTTTGTTCAAGGAACGCTATAGCCTCCGTCATTTGCGCATAACTTTGAGGAACCTCCCAGCAGTCCACGCCTCTCTCGCTCAATCTACTAACAAATCCACTAGCAAATTTGGGATCATAGCCTAGAGATACAACATCCATTTCCTTTGCACGAAGAAAAAACCGCTCTTCTATCTCGCGATCGTCGGTTACCCTTTGCTCAATGTGGTTCAAAAACCCTTCTTTAATCCAATTCACATACTGAGAATTTTTATCCTCCTTCATTTTTTCTAGAATACTCTCGCCCGGAATCCAAACATCCGTGAAAATATCCATAACCCCGCCGTCGTCCTCCTCGCCTATGAAAACCAAAGCGGACATATCTGCAACATGGGCTAGATCGATGCCCGCAAAGAACTTTTGTCCCATATTTTTTGGTGCGCCGTTTCCTTCCATCCAGACACTATCCTGCAGCCAAGTCTCTGGCGCGTCTGTCCACTGATTAAGATTCTTAGTTTTAAAATCTATTTCCTTTGTCCCCCCTGCGTTTTTTGCTCGCGTAAAGCGATCCGTCAGATAGGGCAGAATCGTATCAACGTCCGAAATCATTGGATTGGCTTTCTTCCACGTCGATTCGTCCTCCCACGAATCATTAGCGTCAGGTTCACAAATTAAACTATAATGACTTTCGTCGCTAATCACCTCGCGAAGCTGCTTGATAGATTGATCTCTGAGAATCGAATAGCAGGGGCCTGCTTTGTTAAACCCTGCGGTAGTGATACAAAATAGCATCGGCTCATCTCTCGCCCCTTGCCCTGACTCGATTACGTTTATTAATTTATCGGTCTGTGCTTCGTGATATTCATCAATGATCCCAAGCGATGGGCTAAATCCGTCTTTTGTGTCGGCCTGTTTCGACATGCTTTGGATCGTTCCATACTTATTTTTTGTCTGGAAAACTATTTTAGAAATATTGTCTTTGTATGCGTACAGGGTTAGCCGCTTATCTCGAAGCAACTCCCGAAGAAAGGGCGATGACTTACATAGTTTGCCGCAGCAGTTTGTGCAAATCTGTGCCTGATCGTGATTATTGGCCCCGACGAATACCTCAGCGGCGGGCTCCTCATCGAGCATGATGTGGAAAAGGCTTAATCCGGACATTAGTATGGTTTTCGTGTTTTTGCGCGCTACTTGAATATAACAGCTTTTAATCTTTCTTTTTTTTGTATCTGTCCACCGGAAACACATCAGCCCACCAATCATAAATTTTTGAAAGGGAGTTAGAACAATAGGAGTCCCCGCCCATTTTCCTTGCCAGTGCCTGAGTAGTGAGAAAAAAACAACGATTTGAGTAAAATACTTCTCATCAAAATAAATATCATCCCGTTCAAGGTCTTTTACAAAGCGATTGCACGATAATTTTAACAATTGTCCAGCCGCCTCCTTTCCGGAAATCACATCATTACAGTATTCTAAAATAACGACCATTATTCAATAATTATTGACAAGCTTATCAAACTCGGTTTCCTTTTTGACTTCCTTTTTTGCAAAGATTTTAATTTTTTCTCTTGATGCCGGATTTAGTCCGAAATTTGAAGAGTGCTTATTAATAAAGTCACCCGTTTTTTGCCATACCGTGAATTCAGCTTTTATTTGTGAGTAGTTGTTTTTTGTTGTCTGCACAAACCCACCTTCCTCGTGATTCATCACGACGCTTGCCCGCTCGTGTAAATCAAAAGCATTAGCCAACATACTTAACTCATAAGTGTCAATGTCTTTTGAAATACCCCTAGGGATGGCATTTAAAATTTGTTTAAAAATCCTATTCCCGTTATCCGTTAAGTAATGTAATGGCTTCATTTCTTAGCCCCCTTACAGGGGGTTTGTCATATAAAAAAGTTCAC